AGCAGTCTTAGCTGCTTTCTTAAATGCTGCATCTGTAGGCGCACCTTCTTCACCAGGCTCACGCATTTCTTCTTTAGAGCCAGCTTTAATACGCTCACGCTTTTCATGAATGTTTGCATATAATCCATTTTTCATACTAACCCCCTAATGTGCTTGCTGCTGATAAGCCTTCTTGCGCGTTAAGCCTCTCTGCTGAAAGCAACATACGAGAACCACCACGAGTACGAGCCGTCTTTTTAGCTGCTAGTTCTTCTGCCATAGTTCTACTTGACGCTTCATTTACAGCTTGTTTAGCAACAGAAGCCATGTCAGGCGTAGCTTTTACTTCAGCAACAGCAGGTTTACCAGCAACAGCAGGTTTACCACCACCAATAAGTTTACCCATGCTATGCTCCTAGAGTTGTTGATGGAGTTAAGCCTTCTTCAGGGTTTAACCTAGATTCTGACAATAACAAACGTGAACCACCACGCGCACGAGCTAAACGCTTAGATGCTATCTTCTCATTAAGGTCACGCTTTTCTTCTTCAGCCTGCACACGCATCTTCTCTGTGTCAGCTTGTGATTGCTTTAATTGCTCTTGAGCTGCTGATGCCGCTGCGCCACCACCACCGCCAATAAGTTTACCCATTCCTATCTCCTAACCATCAAATCATAATCAAGTTTATCTTCGCTATACGCTTCCATAGTACACTCAGATATAAAGCCGATAGCTTTAGCCCAAGAAATAGCACGCGCATCCGATGTTTTAACAGTTATTTGCAATCTATGCAAGCCCATAGATATCTCACATATATCTGCCACTGTAATTCCTATCTTAGTCATGGCTATTGGCTTTGTTCTTGCTACATCTCCGATGACAGACCACATCTCTCCAACCCCTTTCCACAGTGGAACACAGCCAAAACAGGCGACTGGCTCACCATACAAAAAGCAAGTAAAAGCAAATCCGTATTGTGATTGAGTTTCTAACAAAGCCTTGACGCCAATGATGCGTTGCGCTGAATAACCAGCAAATTCTCCAGCAGCAATGTTCATGGCATGCTCTATAGCAAACGGAGCAAAGATAACGCCTTTAACTTTAGGCAGATTATCGTTTAGGTCTTTAATACTTAAATACATCGAAGTCGCTCATCACAGTTCTTGCAAATATAGGGCCACTAGAGGCTAGTGGATTACGTGTCATACGCTTATGCTCACCGCCACCTAGCATTAAATAGCCAAATGCGTCGCCAACGTGTGAGTGTTCGTTCTTGTTTGGTGCATCACGGAACCGTTCTTGCCCTGCGCCTACAGAAACACGCTTAAAATGGTACCCACCAGCTAGTGATTTACGCAACATCTTGCATGAAGTGTCCACAATCAAGCCAGGCTTACCATCAATCAGTCGTTGCATTGGTGCCGCAGCTCCTTCACGACGTACTTTAAAGTCATTTGAGTGCGTTGGTTGCGCTCTTAACCCTAATGTTCGCAGATAATCAAAGGCTGTGACCTCATAAATGGCATCTCGTTGCATACCAGCAGGGTCGCCCCACATCATTACCTGTGCTTTTGGGTATCTAGCGTTCAATTCTGCAAGCAATTGCTGACCAAAACGCTCTAGCCCCATGTCTTCTGTGACTATTTCATGTAACACAACCCATCTGCCATTAGATAAACGCTGTCCAATTACTGCTGCAGGCGTCAAACCAAAGTCCAAACCTATCTGTATTGGCTGTGAATCGTCGTATTCTACGGTAGCAGACATCATTTGGTCATTGTATTCTGGCCATACAGGGCGACCTTCTTGCACATAGGTATACTTACCCTCAGCATAACAGCGAATCCAGTCTAAGTTCTTACCACCAAGCATCTGTGGATAGTAACCAGCAGGCAGATTGTTTAAGTTCTCTGCTTTAGGATTGATTTTCCACCAGCGACCAGACGCAAAGATGTGGTCATTGGCTTCAGGATTGTCAGGCAAGTCAGATGGGTCTACTTCTATCACGCCACCGGGCTGATTAAAGAATTTCCAAGCGTATGCGCCAGTTACTTTCTCTTTCTCTGCTACCCTGTGCCACCAATGGTCGTCATCCATAGGGTTGGTGTCCATAAACACGCCATGCCATGTAGCACCACCATCACGTTTAGTAGGATAACGGCCTACCCTGTGTGTAAGCCCATCAATTACAGCCTTTGGTAACTCACGCGCCTCGTTTACCCACGCGCCAGTCAGCTCTAATGACAACAACTTACGCACATCTTTAGGTTGGTCTAGTGCTAAAAAGATAACTTCGCAATCTACACCAGCAGCCTCACCTTTTGCAGGCAAACGGATGTGGTGAGTAATAGGCGGAGTCCAAAGCAGTGGGCCAAACGTAGATTCTGGGAACAAGTCTAGCCATGTCTTGATAGTTGTGGTCTTTAACATAGGATAACTGTTACGCACTACGGCAAAACGCGTGTATCGAATGTTATCCACAGGTGACGGCTTCTGTTGTAGGGCTTTAATGAATATCTTTGCACAGCAAGCGTAGGACTTGCCACTACCTACAGGCCCCATTAAGCCTTGCACAAAGGAATCGTCTTGCAGAAACCTGTATACCTCTGGGCTTTTACTAAAGTTTAAGTTTAAGCCATCAAAGGAAACCTGTTTACCGCTTTGTTCTTTAGTTTTCGCCATCTACTACCTCTGCGTCTATAGGGTCTGGAGCCACAATATTTACGCCAATGACCGAAGGCTTATCACTTTCTTGGGCTTGGTCAAGGAGGCCAGATGCTTTCGCCAATAACCGGAGTACACCGATTTTATCGAATAACTCAATATCCAATGTCGTCGTAGCGTTACCATCCTTGTCATATCGAGTGTTCGATTTAATACTTTTAATCGCCTGTAGCGCATGCTCCGGAATATCCTTCGACGCCTTAACTTTAATGTTCCCATTTTCATCCCAACTCATAATGTCAGTAAGGTTTGTGTTAGCCATTGTAAGCAGAGCATAGGCGACGGCCTCACGATTAGCCTCTAGCGTTGCAGAGCGTTCTAATGTCTTCTGTATAGTTCGTACACCACCGTAGTTCTTTAATGACGGTATGCGTTTAATCTTACGCGTATCTTCTGTCTCAGCCATTTATTTCCTCTATTACTACAATACAAGCACCATCTTTACATGGGTCACCACGCGTTATGCGCAAATCATCTACCTGACTGTCATCGTCATAGACACCAGCATCCATCAACGAGTCGAGGATAGCTTTGAGAAGATTGTCAATATCGAATATGCGACGACTACGAGGGCGAATAACCACATCCATGCGAAGGCGAACACTGCCAAACTTAGGAATTGAATTATCAATAACATACTCCTGAACAGCTTGTTTAAACTCCACACCAGCTTTTGATAAGAATCGTCGTTTGCCATTTGCTCTCCAGTAAGTATTAACCGATGGTGGGTACGGCAGGGTCAATATCATTTAGCCAACCTGTTTATACGCTCGTTTAAACTACCATCATTGTATTTATTCAAATAAGACTTTAAGGCGTTATTAATAATGTGCGCCCTAGGCATCTCTAATTCTTTGCTGGCAATATCAAGCAATGCTCTGCTCTTAGGTGTCAGCCTTACTAAGAAGTTATTGTAATCACTAGCAGCCATAATCTATGTCCTCTAAATCATTTTCTTTATCTAAACGGTCTATTTCATTAAAAGCAGTCTTTACATAATACACAATAAGAGCAACTAGCAAGACGGTACTAGCTCCAATCAATATCAATTCCATTTGTCAACCCTTTATATATCTCATTCATATCTGAGTATAGCATAATAAATGTCTTGCACAATAGGGTAAATTAGTCTATATTGATTCTTACGGGGCCATTACCCAGCCCTTGCAAATGTAGCTTCGACAGATGCAGATAAACGTAGCGTACCGCAGAGTTCTCCTTAAACGTCATAAATGACAATGACTATAAATATCGGGGCTGTGAGCTGTGGGGGATATTCAATCCTAGCTTAGATAAACGAGAGAAGCGCATTATGGGGTGCAGTACCAGATACATCCAATCAAAAAAAGATTGAGACGACGCTATTCGGTGAATTAGCTGGTTCGCTAAACTGCACACTGTAATGTTTTAATCTGAATATATATTTTTATTCGGGTTAGGTTAGGTATTGTCTTTAATTACACACCATACACATCATGCAAAACATCCTATTCCTACTACTAGCAGTTATTGCTGACATCACACTAATAGTCAACGTTATCCATCACTGGTAACGTGTCTATAAAATCCCAAAATATATACATATCAAAATAACGTGTATAAAAATACGCATTATGTATACATGTGTTTATAAAAAAGCTGGGAAAAATTCAGTCATACACCCCTACCGCTAGGCGAGGGGCCGGGGGGGAAGGTATGCCACTTGCCACAGCGCACCACTGGCACGAAACGCACCGCACCCAGCATGATAATTACCGTAAATGATAGGCACGGCCAGGCAGGCCAATGAATTGCTACACTATGTTATAGGCTGCCTTAAGCTGGTCTAGTGTAATGCCTTGATAGACTAAGCGCTCGAGAGTGAGTAAGTCTGAATCAGTTTTGAGAGAGTGCTGGACAACTAGCATCGCATCATCAAACGTTATCAGTGAATGATTAAGCCCATTAGCTTTAGTGTTAGTCTTAACTGTTTGTTTTGTTTGCTTGCTTCGCATAATGTAACCCTCGTTAAATACTTCATTGTTATTGCTGATAATCATTGCATCAACGGCCGTAATGTTTGCATCAAATATGATTCTGCGTAACGCGCCACGTAAGCCAGTGAAGCCCTTGCGCACTATTTCAACGTAACCCTGATTAACTAAACGCTTAACGGCCTGGCTCATTGCTTGCACTGTAACGCCTCGCGCATTAGCCATAGTAGATAAAGCCACGAAACTGAATCCATTGCTGCTGGAATAGCTGGCTAACAATGCCAGCGTTCTGAAATCCCCAAGGCTTAACTGTTTATCCAAGCATGCGCGTATTGGCAAAATGCAATACCGCCTTGCATCCGGCCTTTTCTCTTTTATCTG